CCGCCGGAACCACCCATTTGTAGAATCTCCGGCCCTTTTTCACCGACGACATAAGCAGAGTATGGATCCACAGTCCCGCCACTGGCTTTGCCTGTTGATGGTGGTCCCATCCAAGTATTAAATGCACCGGCCAACGGACCAATAATGCTCTGGCGAATAGCAAGTCTCGCCAGATCAGCAAGCATGCCATCGACAAGATTTCTGAAATTTAGCTTTCCTGTAGTAACAAAATTTACAAGGGAATCTTCCATATTTTGAAACCCGTTGGTTATAACATTCTCAACATTTTGAGCGGCATTGGTCGCTTCATCGGCATAGCCTTGAAACGCCCTTTTAGCACCGTCAGTCCAAATACGAGATTCTTTAAGAACCTTTTCGGCTGTGCGGTTATTTTTTTTCGTGATGCGTTCAAGATCACGATCCTGGTCGGCCACGGTGTATTGGGGCTTATCAAGGCCGAGCCTACGCCTTTCATGATCAGTTGGATTGAAAAAGCCGTCAACAGCATAACCGCTTCCGTACATGGCAGCAGTTATATGATGATCTTTAGACATCGATGCTTTTCCAGCTTTAAGAATTTCTTTTGCTCTTTTTTCACGAAACTTCCGCATATTTTCAGCAGTTTCGTGCGCTCCAACATCCCAACCCTTCGTGCCTTTCACATCGGCACCTGATGCTTTAAGCCTGCGTTTTTCATGGTCAGAGCCAGCATCTTTAGGATAGTTATAGTATTTCAGCCAGATTTCAGCCCGGGTTACTGTGTCCCATTTGAGAAGCTGTTCCAGTTTTTTCTGATCGTCTTTAAAAAACTTTTCGAATTTTTTATACAGCCTGCTATGGATTTCAGTTTCACGTTCACGATCTGTCATGCCGTAGAACTGAACTTTATCTTTGTAGATTTTTTTCCATTTATCTCCCAATGTTTTTGATTCTTTACCTTTGGCATCCCAATAACGAATATCAGCGCCAGGCTTGCCAGTATCCCAATGATCGGAACCAACACCATGAAGCTGCATTTGCCTTTGATAATTCAAAACTCCAAGATCATCGATCAGATCTTTAAGAGTTTTGGGATTAGGACCGTAATGTTCTATATGTCGGCTTGGCTTACCGGATTTAAGATCAGAAATACCTTCCAGCAACATCTTTTCTTTATCTCTGAACTTTTCTTCCCGAATATTGTTAAAATAATTAGCCCAAGCACGGACTTCCGGAGTTATTGCTTTGCCGATTACCGTGGCAATTTCTGTAAAAACGCCTTTAAGTTCATTGGCCGCTCCACTTAGAGTTCCGTCATAAAGGGTTTCGAGTTTATTAACTTCTGCGGACACCAGTTGCGTAGCTTGAATTGCGGTGTATCCTTCTTGGATATATGCTTGCATTTTTTCGATTGCTTTTTCAATCGACATGTGCCCGCCGAATCCGGCGAATTTAGATGTATCTGTTATAAATCTTATTTCAGTTGAAGTTGCGCTGATCTCAGACTTTAATCCGGCCATTGCTTCTTCGGCTCTCATTGTAACCCTGGCAGTATCCCGAATCCATTGATGAAGCTTTTGGAAAACAAACATGGAAGCGGCTATACCACTCATAATGATAAAGAAATCACCGAGCCGAGTATTCAGGATGCTTACACGTCTGGCAGTTTTTTCCGTAGTTTTGCCAGTCTTTTCCATTTGTTTGTCATAGTCTCGCTGCCTCTTAATAGATTCTTCTAAATTTCTTTCAGGTGTTTTGTAATGGTCGTAAAAATCGCCCGGATGGGCGTCTAATGCGGCTCTTGATTTTGCAGCAGCACCACTTTTTTCCCGCCTGGCTTGAATTTCTTTAAGGTGAGCCCATTCCTTTTCAACATCAACCGCACCTTTAACAGCTTTCGACCTTTTTTTAATCGCCTGAGTAGATCTGTCCGTAGCTCTGGCTTCTTCAAACAGCTTTTTAGTATAGTCACGTAAAGACTTGCCGGAAATCATGTCCAACATTTTCTTTTCTTCTTGTTTGGCCTTTACATACTTCTTGCTGAAACGTGAAGATTGAGCCTGTACTTTATCGGCAGAAGCTCCAAGTTTTTCGAATCTGTCCAAAGATTTATCTAACTGACGATCAAGGCTATCAAAATCCTTTTTTGTCTTTCCTTTGGCTCCGATCCTCAGTTCTATGTTTGGATCTTTTGTTGACATTGTTGCCCTCAGATGTGATTTTTAGATACTCCATGTCGAGTATCTGGATGCGTCTTAGAAAAACCTGACGTTCTTCGGGATTGTCAATCTTGCGGATTTTCATATAGGCGTAGATTTCGGTAAGCGGAATCGGCCCAATTGAAAACCCCATACTGCGACTTGAATTCAACTCAAAGAACGCATTAAAATCGTAACTGAGATCTTCATAAAGAAGCGGACGTTCAAGGTAAACCTTGACTGTATGACCGGCTTTGTGAAGCCGTTCATACCATTTAAGATGTTTGCCGTGTTTCAGCGTCCATCTTAGGACGCTTGCAAGTTTCCCGAGGTATCCTCAAGCGCTTCGTCTTCATCCAGATCGTCTTCATCCAAATCTTCATCGGGATCGTCAGACCGATAATTATCAGGATCATCGGATTCTTGCAGAACCCTGAGATACATCTTTTTGTACTTCAAAAGAGCTGCAACCTTATTGTCCACAGTTGGGTCAACTGGATTGCCGTCATCGTCGAGAACGCCTTCCCAGGTTTTCAGAACGCCGATCGCAATAATTCTGGCGTTGATGCGCTGCCGATGCTTTCTGTTTCGGCGGGAAACTTCAAGCTCTTTGGCAAACTGGCGCTGAGCCTTTTCATGGCCCGGATTGCCAGCTTCGGCTATAAACAAGGTTACAGGTTCATTCTTGACATTATAACCAACAACGATGGGAACACCGTTGTTGGCCTTGTCAGTGTCACTTACAAAAAGATCGTTAAACGTTTTCATGCTGATTCCTTTCTTTAAGCAGCGATTTTGTCGATCTGCATCATGCAGTCATACGTGGTGTCACGCAGGGCCGACCATCCAACGTTCTCGACAACTTCCGTGTCAGATCCAGAGACCTTTCCGCCATCATCTTCATCAAACTTAATGCGCGGAAATGTAAAAATATAGGCGTTGCCGTCTCCATCTTCAACATTGAAAGACATACTTGATTCTGTTCCGGCAAGGTACTTGGCGTAGATCGCACCGTCATTAAACAGCACGTTAAATGAGCCGTTTACTCTGAACTTACCGACACCGATATCAGCGTTACCCAGGATGCCAACGCCCTTGTTGCCACGGATGTTATTACTGACATTCAGGGAAATTTCCTGAATAATCAAATCAGAAGAAACCGCTGAACCGGCTTCACGGATTGAACCGACATTGACAGCGGCGTTCATCACGGTATTGGCTGGAGCAGCTACGTTTGCTCCTGTACCGAATGATGATCCGGCAAAATCCGATGCAGCGATTGTTCCACCTACAAAGTCCATCCGTCCACTGACAAATTCTTCGGCTTGAACGATCAGAGAAAGAGCGTTACAGACCTGGCCACGGAATGCGAAAAATTTGGTCATGTCGGCCAATTGACGTTGGAACGTAAAGCTGGACATTGTTGTACCGTTCCGGAGCATTGAGCCCTTGATTGTGGCAGCATCAATTTCGTCCAAAACTTCATCGCCTGTGATGCTTTCCACGGTGAGTTCCTGCCCATCGACCGCTGTTACCAGATGATAACCATCATCGCCGGCTGAACCGTAAAGTTCGACCCATTGACCGGCTACGATTCCGTGTGTCACAGATGAGCCGAAGGTAATGGTATTGCCTGCGGAAGCAAGGGTGAAATCCAGATTTGAGCCGGTGGCTCCGGATGTGATCGTAGTGGTTGATCCTGTACCGACGCCCACAAAGGCGCCGAACAGCGCACCTTCCAGAAGTTCATCGGGCGGTGCTTCATAGGATAGTTCAAAATCAAATCCGCCGGCTGCTTCTCCGCCGACCCTGACAGCATCGGGAACCTGTCGGTCTGATCGAATTTCATTGGACTCACGGGTTGCAACTCCGTGGCCGAAATCCTCTCCGGTAAAACGTAGATCGGTAAGAGCCGAGGAAGGGGTTTCTCCCCATGTACTTTCCTTTAAGTAGCTGAGTTGCCCTCTATTTGAGTCAGACATAATAAGCCTCCACTAAAAAGATTCGTCCCTTGTAAAAGGGGTTGATACGTTATATACAAACCGCCCATCGACCTCGCCAATGCGCGTTATACTCGATGTGTAGCAGATAATTCCTGAGAAAGTTACGCCCTGAAAAACAGCCTGTGCTGTGTCGGCCAGAGTCTTTAAAGCCCGTGTTCCTTTAGTCAGCGGCCCCCGAATGTTAATTGAAATGATCCCGGGATATCGGTAACGCTGTGACGATCCGATATCGAGCCGAACGCCCTGGCCGTGATGAATTTCAAGTTCCGTAAAGGTCACATCCGGATCAGGGGTATAATCTGTGTTTTCCCATTTAATGGGCGTTGTGGCTCCCCATTCGGTTTCAAATCGTTGCTCTATGGCCTTTGCTTCATCTTCGAAAGACATAATTGCCTATCCAAATTTTAAAGTTGGAACAAACCCTCTAATCTGCGTTCCCATAAAAAGTTCAATGAACGTTAAGCCGTAAACTTGATAAGCCGGGGTATGCTTCCATCCAACGTATTCAACATTGATATTATGAGGAATACAGTTCGATATGATGATAGTGTCAAAAGGTCCGACTTGTTTTAATTTAATCAGTTCACCAAGGGCTTCTTTCTTAACGCCTTCTTTATTGACGGCCGGAAACAAGCGCATTGCCACGGAGCTGTCTTTGGCTTTAACGCCGATTCGATGGCTTAAAACATATGAGCCGGTATGGATAGGAGAGCGTGCTACGATGCGTTTAAATGCTTTGGTGGCAACATCGATACGGAATTCTCTGGACGCTTCTTTGATACCCTGTTTGGCTTGGCCGAATGCTTTTTTTATTTGGCTTGTATCATTTTTCACGACTGTCTCAATTGAAACGTCCAGATTGCTTTAGCCGGATCGGTTTTAATATTCTTAATGTCAAGATCAACGCTGTTATGCTCGATCTTGCATTTAAGATTTGGAGTGACAGACATATTTTCCACAGGGATTTGGGCTTTCATATCCGTGGGAAGCACTGTGACACCATCAACTTCATTGACACTCCAATCCAGAAAAAGCATTTCTACCGTATATTCGTTAATGCTGTCAGAAGGCGTTCCTGATTCAGTATCGTAACCAGAATCGTCTTCGATATATTTAAATGTTACCGTTTCAAGCAAATCGCTTGCTGCTTTAAAAGCGGCAACTGCTGCATTTTTAAACGCATCTTGCAATCCCATTAAAAGATCCTACCGTCAGCAATATTCATTGTTAAAATGTCGTCCGAAGCGTAATTTGCTCCCCTTGTTCGTTGAAGCCTGCGGGCCGGACCTCTTTTCTTGACGCCATATTCTCTGACCATCTGATAAACAAAATCCGGCATGACAGATTTGCGATCATATTTATCGGCTGTTAAATCAAGATTGCCGAGCTTCATGCGCCTCATGCCTTTCATGCCATCTTCAACAGTGCGGTCAGAAGAAAGCAGCCACATGGCGAATTCAGCCGTTGCTTCTTTTAAAAAATCCGGAATTGAGCTTTCATCAACCAGATATCCTTCGGGATCGGTAACACCAATTCGGGGATATCCAAGGGCTTGAGTTGAAGCGGCCTTTAAGCCGTTCCAATCGATACCCTGGTCAAACAACCGTGTGGCCATAGCCAAAGCTATGTTCTTATTGGGATCGGTTTCACCAGCCCAAACAGTGGCGTTCAGACGACTTTCAAAATATGTGTTTGCCTCTGCGAGCGTGCTGTACGTGTTAGCGTCAACAGCGCCCGCAGTAGCGATTAATGTTAAAGCCATTTATATAAGCACCTTCGCCCAAATAGCTCCAGACGTATAAGCTGTTACGTTAGCCCGAATATGGGTGTATGCAATTGCTACTTCATCCAGAGCGGCGGCTGTTTTACTGAGTAACGTATCCCACCTGGCAGTTCCGGCGGCAACTTCGGCATCGGTGGCAAGTGTGGCTTCGATCAAAACCGTTCCGACAAAGGCCAGAGTGCAGGCAATGTCCCAAAGATCATCGAGCGCATGTCCAGTGGCGGAACCGAATGTTACGATAACGCCCAATTCAAGGGTTTGAGCAGCGGCCGTGATTGAAACGCCTGTTATCGGAAATGTTGACCCGCCATCACTCGACCATTTAAACGTATCCACGGTGCATGTAAACGTCCAGGTATCACCAGCAGTATGATTATCGGTGCCTACAGATGTAACCGTAACACCATTGTCAAGAGCTTGGGCCGAACCGGTGATTGCAACTCCGGTGGCTTCCCATGTTAGCCCGCCGTCCTTTGACCATTGAAATGTATCCGGTGTGCCTTCAGCGTCAATTTCAACAACATAAACCAAATCCTCGGGACCGGTATATGTTCCGCCGGATGTTATATCATCCGGTCCGCTTCCAGCGTGCACCGCAGCAGCAATATCTGCAATCGCATCGATTTTAACCTGGTAATCGGTTGCCACAACGCCGGTGAACGTCCCGCCGGATGTGCAATCATCAAGTCCGGGAGCCGTTGCTGATACAGCTGGAACCGTTGTACCGAAAATATGGGCAGGAATCTGGCTTATGTACGTTTCAGGGGCGCGTAATATGTTTACGATGTTAAGGGCTTCGCTTGCGCCGGTTGCTTTAACCCCATCGAGCAAGGTTAGAATTTCCATGCTTTACCTCTTACTTTGTTTTGGGGTCGTCCTTATTATCTTTATCGTCCTTTTTGGATCCAGGTTTTCCGGCAGCGGCCTGAACCTGTTCCATCATAGCCGTGGCGTCTTTCATCATTTCCTCGGCCTTTTTCAGAACTTCCTCAGCCTGAGCTTGTGCGCTCACCGGTTCCGGAGCTTTGGCCTTGGTGTGTTTCTTAGGGTCAAAGTCCTCTAAATTGATAATAACAACCTCGGGCGCATCCTTATTCTTTTTTTTCTTCGGATTAACGATTGTAATCGTTTCCAGAGATCTCATTTCGCTCATTTTATATCCTTCCTTTATGGTTAAAATGGAAAAAGGGGCGGGGGCTGTAGAGCCACCGCCCCTTTTATTTTAATGGATAAACGGTTTATGCGTAGTTACGTCTGGCGACTACACACAGGTTGGGATCGAGGGTCTTAACGCCCCATAGGGCATCAAGGGTTACGACCACTTTGGCGTTTGTGTCGTCGTAGGCCAGCCGTGATCGGATAGACAGACCCGTTCGAGGATCTTGAACAACGGCCATTTTCGCGCCTGCACCGTCGCCGATTTCCGGCAATGGAGCCATAGCCAGAGCGAAAGCGTTCCGATGGAACATCAGGTTGGCGAAGTAGCGATCGGCGTAGTTAGCCGAACCGATGGTTTCAAACGTCACAACCGCGCCAGAGCTGTAGGCCTGAACTGCTTGCGGATAGATCGAAACGGCAGCGTTGGCACCACTCGACAGGGTGGCGTCGGCAGTAACAACGTACCGCTGTGTGTTGCCGGCAATCACGAAACTGTCACCGGCT